GTGTTCCGTCTAGAACTTTTTCCCAAGTATCTTGTGCACCTTTTGAAACATATGCTGAAACGAAAACGCCTCTGTAAAATTTCTTTGAGTCTGGATCAAAATACTTATCTTCTTTAAAATTTACCATCTTACCAACTGCAAGTGGTTGATGCATTTCACGAATGTTTCCTCTAAACTTTGCAAAAGCGTTCATAGATGCTTCTGCTGTTACGATATCCATCTGCTTGTCTAGATTGTCTAATGATGCAAAACCTGAAACGATGCGTCGTTCTTTGTCGACCTTACTAAAAGGCATTGATAGACGAAGATTTTCCCCATCTGAATTCCAATGGGCTTTAGATATATTGCTCACCACTATATTATACCCTCCATTTTACACAAGTATCACATTCTGGACATATCGGACATCAGGGAGTTTTTCTTCCTTCACCCTTTGGATTTCGTCCAGCAACGGTTGAAGAACTGTCAGAGTTGTTGTTTGTTCTCTCTGAATCCCTAGCCCTTGTTGTGCTTGCTTCTGCTGCAGCCTCTGGCTTAAGTTGTAAGACTTCGTCCCCACCTTCTCGCTGTGGCATGTCAAGAGCAACTCGTGCTTCATTCGGAGTCATGATCTGATTCTTTACATACCTCTCAAGGATTTGAGATTGTGCGATTTCATCTGTTAGGGTTAACTCGTTAAATACAAATTCAACAATGTCTGTCTTTTCACGAATGATCTTATTGATCATTTTTTCCAATTGTCTTTGTGCTGGCCTTGCAACCTGCTCCTTAAAGGTACGATCCTGTGCAAGTGCTGCTGCAATAGATCCAGAATCGCCACCTCCAAGTTTAGACAATGGCACTTGATGTGCTACCAGGATGTCATCACGGTTTTGCTTACGATACTCTTTAAATGAGCCGTCTTGTATACCGTCTTCGATGGGTTCCATTTTAAATTCAACTTTATTGTTTTCGCTATCACCTGGAAGTGGAATATATAGCGTTCTGTGTGACTGCCCTCTGAGATTTGTCTGCAAGAATCGGAACATCTTATCTTCTGCGTCTCCAGAAAGTTTTGCACCTTTTAGTGTTACTACGTATCTTGGCACTGCTTTATTTGCAAAGTAGTCAATATTATATTGTGAAGCAAGCGAGTCTCCATGCAGGGAGTTGATGGCCGACATAATGTCTGGTACTCCGTAGAAAGTGTTAAGAGGTGAGTATTGCTTAAAGTGAATAATCTCGTTTGGTCTTGCATCTGTTGTTAGTGGGTTTGGATTCTTTGCTCCAAAATTACGGAAGTAAACAATCTTATTTCCAATAATTTGTACATATCCGTCTTTGATTCTTCTTACTCTCATTGTTGTTGCTGGGATGTGACCGACATACCCAATCTCTCCACGAGTAGTTCTTCCTACTTCTAGATATCCGTTTCCAGTTGATTGAAGATCTGTATAAACCTTTTCCATAGTTGCAGTAAAAGAGTCATCGTCATTGAGTGACTCTAGCCAATCTCTTGCTTCAATCTTAGTTCTTTCAATTCTTTTTCTTGCCTTTTGTGTAGCGCTATTGTCTTCTGAAGACTCTAAACGAAGCATTGTTCTTTGAGAGATATGAAACTCATAGCCAAGTCCGACAATGTTTTCTACCTTTGCATCAATGGCTGCGTGGTTTGCAAAAGAAGTGTCGTAATAGTTTGCCAATTCATATAGGTTCCATGGTGGTGTAATAACATCGAACATTCCGTAGCCGTTTACATATACTAGGCCTGGGTTTATTTCTTTTGACTGTGCTCCATCAATACCGCTTTTTCCAGCAAGTGCTGCAGTTGTGTATTGCGTTGTTGGTTCAACCATCTTTGTTGAAGATCTGCTTATGCGTCTTTTAAAGTTTGAGTCTAGGCCGTCTAGAGTCTTTAGTGTTTCCCAATTACCCTTAAAAGGATCTGAGTTTAAGAATGGCTCGTCTTTACTGATTGCACGATCAATGCTTGCCCCAATAACAATTTCGTTATCTTCCATAATTACTCCTCGTCTCCATACAATGCTATTGTATCTTTTGCTGCTTGAACTGCTCCAAGATCGTTTAGATTAGGAAGCAATCCAGAGTTCATTCTGTCTACTTGCTCGCTATACTCTTCTTCAGATACACGAGATGAGCCAGCAATAAATTCTACAGTTCCGTCTCCTGGGTCTCCGTAGTGTATTGCTGCCTGCTTTAGTTCTGAAATTTTTGAAATATCCCCTCGCATAGAAGGAATATTTAAGACAGAACCATGACCATCTGAGAAATATCTTCCGTTGGCCTTTTTATAAATGTATAGACCCCAGTCATAATCTTTTTCAATGACTCTACGTCTGACATTTTTAACAATTGGTTGACCAGTTTTTGGGTCTATTAACGAATCCATATCCACAAGTATACCATATTAAACGGGATCAACCGTAAATTTATTCCAGGAAATGTCATTATATAAAGAGTACGCATAATCTCCAACTGTCAATGGGAAGTTGTCTCCTACAATTAATTTATTTGTTCCAGTATAACTCTTGTATACCTCTGATGGGTTTACTCCATAATAACTGGTTTCAGCCAACACAAGAACTTTATTCCAGTTAAATGATCCAACATTCCAGAACTCCCAGTCCAGACCTAAACCAGATAAAACCTTTACCCTAAACCATGGTCTTTCTGATATGTTTTGGACTTCTTGAAGGTTTGTTGATTGATAGTAAGAAATACTATTAAACATTAGTGGGCCAGTCAATCTTGTTGCCCCTTCAAAAAATGAAAAGTCAAGACTGTCTGCAAAATTAATACCTAAGAATCCCCACTCTTGAAGAGTTAGCACTGGCTCTTTTACAATCTTTCCGTTCCAGTAAAACCCAATGCCGTCTTGAACTAAACCAGTCTTTGCATCAATTGCGTAAATTTTTGCTCTTCTTCCACTTGGGTCATTTGCAACCATGTAAAACTTTATATATGATCCTTTGCTTTCTACTTCAAATATTTGAGTTGGTGCGTATGGAAAGTAGTCTCCATCAAATCTAACAGCCATTTGCATTGCTATTACTTTAAAGTTATTTGCTCTGCTTGTATTCATAGGAATAGAAAGTCCACGATTAACAATAGGATCGTACTGCCCCTTTACTTGAATACCACTTGTTTTTGTAAGATACAAATATGGAGATGATCCAGTATATATAGAAAATGGATTATTCTTTTTAAAGTTATAGTAAATTCCAGTTTTGGTATATGGGTATATAGGGGTTCCAAACCTAGTTCCTATTGGACTTGCGTCTGATTCATTTAGTGCCTGCGATGCGTAAGAAAGTTTTTTAATATTGACATTGTGAGTTGATGAATTTTTAACATTTATATCAATATGCGTAACTATAGAGAGATCGTTAAAGTCTACACCAACTGGTGGATAAATTATCATATTGTCTACAACTTCATACTTTGTAGTCATCCAGTCTGAGCCAGGAATTAAAATTCCATTTCTAGAAGGTCTTTCTGTTTTTGTAAAATAAAAAGAAGTTTGATTTGCCCCCAACTCTGTATACTGAAATGTAACATAAGTTTTTACTATTGCTCCATCTGTGTCATACCTATAGTCTTTTGCTATTTTGTTTTTAAGATCTTCATAATCATTATAACCAGTAAATAAATAATTATCAAGTGACTCATAAGTTCTTTGAACTGGCAGACCATACTCATTAGCAAGTTCTGCATATGTCCAGTCAACTGGTTCAGTTTCTATTGCAATAGTTTTTGATGGTATTGGATAGTCTATATTAAACTGTATAAAATCAAGGTCAAAATACTGATCCCCCCGTTTATCTAAAACTGATTCAGCAAAATATGTTAGCGGAATTTGATCTTCCCAATATGCGTTTGCAGACACTGTTAAACTGTATGTATCAAAAATTTCATCTGGCAAAAGAGTATAACTTGCCACATGATCTATAAGAAAATCTTCATCAGATATAAAAACACCACCTCCAGATATAGCGCCGTTAGCCGTATCTGTTGTTCCTCCATGTGGCGACATTGATGTTGTGTCTACTCCACCGTCTATATTTATTAACTGATTGTTCTGATACACAGCAAAAAGATCTTCGTTCCAAACTGGAACACCTATCTCATTAAATAATGACCTAATTTTTTGAAAGTTGTATTTTGTACAAAAGCCAATCTTATAAATTTTACCCGTAAATGTAGAAGTTTCGTCTTTTTTACCGCCTACATATAGTCTTAAATCTGATAAAGATCCAAAGAAATCTGAGGCTGGATTTCCAAACCTAGAAACAAACGCTGGAATATTTATTCCAACATCAATTAATTCCCCAGGCTCTGCGACAGTTGGAGAGTATATTGTTTCTAAAATTCCGTCATAATTTATAGAGTATGATATTTGATTGTTAATTAGTTCTATTGCAAAATAACTGTTGGTGTTTTCTTTTTCAATTCTAAAAAGTGTTTGAACAGTAGGAGATGAATCTGGGATTCTCATACAACCATAAAAGGCAGATACTGGGCTTTTTAAAAAATCAAAGTTTTTAAAAAATAAATAACCAGAAACTAAATTCCAAGTAGGGTTAGGCCTAAAAGAAAAAAAGTTTTCTGTATCAGATGACTGAACTAACTTACAGTCTGACAGTAAATCTTTTTCTGTTTTTGACGACAGGACTATTTCTGGAAGAGGTCCAGATGGCACAGATAAAGATTTATTAACAATTGATGTGTTATCGTTAAATGCTTGTTGCCAGGATCCAACCTTTGGGTAAGAATAATTGGCAGTATAATCTGCAAAAGCATAATCAATAAATACGGAAGTTCCGCTATATGATGTATTAATATTTTCTGGTATTTCTACACCTTGACCAAAAACAAATCTTCTTTTTGCCATAGCGGTTGCAACTACATATGGATAAATTCCAACACAATCAATTTCTATTGGATAAACTTCTTCGTGTGCATAAAACCCTATCCAGTCTTGGTCTTTTTCGTTTTCATTAAACATTTCTGGGAAAGAAATAGTTTCTCTGTCATAATCTAAAGATATAACTTCTTGCCCATTAATAACAAGAGAAACAATGTCTATTCCAACTCTCAAGTGAACGAGCATTGGTCTTGTCCACTCTCCAACATAATATGTTCTATATTCTTTACCAACTTTAAGACCTATCGCTGGACCGTCAACATATATACCATCATCCGAAGCGATTGGTCCTATGATTTTTTTTGTTTCATTAGTATAAGAGTTTACCCTTAACCAAGTTTCAAGAGTGTATTCTTTAAATTTTCCAGACTCATTTAAAAGTCCTACTCCAGGAATTATAAGAGATGGATTTGATCCATTTGGATATAATGCTGTTAGGCTGGATGCTCCATAAACCATTGGGATGCTTAAATTTTTTGCTTTAAGCATATTTTCAGAAGCCAAATAGTAGGCATCAAGTTCTTGTAATCCATAGCATTTTGCAACAAGGCCTTTCTGTGGAGCAATTGAAATTGTTGAAGGAATATCTATTAAGGTTGTTCCTAGAGAAGTTGATGCAAACTCTTCTGACCATTGCCCAAAAGTAATTCCGTTTATTAAAAACACATCTTCTATTTCTGATCCCCCAATAAAATTAATCTTAAACACTAGTTGTATTTTTGAATCGTCTGGTGGTATATCAAATGTTTCTGATATAAAAACCCAACTATTGTTTATGATGGTGTCATAATTTTTTAGATGTGTAACAATCTGTCCGCTGGTCGTATCTTCATATTGATACCCAATTTCAAAACCTGCAATATAGGCACTTTCAGAATAAAAGTATCCACCAACGGAAAATGTTCCCAAGTAATCGCTCATATCTCGCAGATCCATAATCTCATTGCTTATTGCAACAATCGATGCTAACTCGTTGCTAGTTGGAGTTGCTGTAATTTTGCCTACATAACTATTGATGAATGGTTCGCCTATTGACTGTGGATAGTCTTGATGAGTACCGCCAGTAATCGTCCAGTTAGATAGATTTCTTTGTGGTTCAGAAATTAAAGAAATATAATCTGCATTATCGTCAAGAGCCCAAAGACCTGTTGGGTGTTCTGCAAACACCTTTTCTGCGTATAGGTTTGATGGAGTAGACATTATGAGTCTATTTTACCACAGAAGACTATTTGTTTATCTTTATTTCACAATAGTCAGTTGTGCAATAAGACTCTCCTTGAGCCTCAAGATTTTCTGCTCCATCATAAATAGCAGAAAAATCAATGTGCTTTAACTTGCCAATATATGACTCGTATTGCTCTTCAGTAATCTGAGTATATGGCTGTTGTGGATATGTATGATTTCCCATTGGCAGGAATGAGACTGCCTTTAATTGTCCCTCGTACATATGCAGTGCTGGCACTACATGCTTTGACTCTGTCTCCTTATCAAATGAAAGTGTTACAGAAACACCATTGTCAGACCAATACTTTTGAGCAGTTGCAGCAAGTGCAATCTTCTCAAACAGGGTTACATCCTTTTCAGATCTTGGATGGCCTGACTTGATTGGGAAGTAAACTACTGACGTGTTTGCTGATACTACGTCATCTTCAATTGTATACCCCGCTGCTTTAAACAAATGCATCATCGGATCTGTATTCCCAAAACGAACTGCACGAAGGAAGAACTCTCCTCCAGGTCCCCAGTGAACTCCAGGGGTTGCACCAGAAAGAATTGAAACTGATCCTGATGGCTTAACAGTTGTTACACGAATTGATTCACGAACACATAGCCATTCTGAATACTGGTGGTCATAGTGACGGATTTTATTATATCCTTCGTCCATCCATTCACGAACGGTTGGTAAACCCTTTTGATCTGCAAATGATGCAATACCTGTTAGAGATGTACCAATACGACGATTACGTTGCATGATACCGTTTGTTTGTGGCCAGTGTGTTGGAACAAGTGTTACAGTCTTTCCATAAAGGTATGCAAACTTCAGGGTACGCAGGAAGTCCTCCTTAGATTCATGACGATTTAAGTGCACTTCTACAAGTGTACATAGTTCGTATGATTCCAATGGCTGCTCCGCACATGGGTTAAATCCCATCACACGATAATCCTTACCGTCTGGCGCATCCTTTAGTCGTCCATAATTACGAGCAACATCAAGCCAGATAAAACCTGGTTCTCCGTTTTCAGTAATTAAATCTACATAGTCTTCATACTTTGTTCCTACTTCTGCTGAGATAGAATTATTAGACATCCATGCCCACCCTGGATTTTCTGGATCAAAAGAGTTTCGTTCTGGAAATGACTCAGAGTTCTTTAAATTCATAAACACATCGTCTCCAGCACTACCCAAAGCAAGGGTTGCTGATCTTCTAACATTTCCTGAAACCACACAGGTTCCAATTAAATTAACCAAGTCCACAATAGCACGAGAATCTAGGGTTTCTCCAGCCCTAGAGCCTATCACACGGTCTATTTGATTGTGCAACCTGATAAGGGGTGCAGGACCTGATGCAACCCCGCCAAAACCCTTTATAGGGGCTCCTAGGGGCCTAATTAAGTCATAGTTAAACTTCTGGATGTTCTGATTTGGCCTGAGATATGAATTAATTAAAACTCTGACTGACTCTACCCACCCTTCACGAGTGTCTGGAATCTCAAAGATTTGCTCTGGCTCTGTGGGGGCATAAATAGAGAAATTTTTATCCTGTCCCACTGTATCAAACCCTACGCCAATGCCAAGCATAAGGGCATCCATAACCCAAGCAAACAATGCTCCTGGATCATTTTTGTCAAGGTCTTTCGTTGATACCATTGCACAGTTTTGTAATGCTGCTGAGTTTTTCTTTTCCATGGTCATAGGGGTTCCAAATGCCCACATGCCACGACCTGGTGGTGTCCACTTTAAATTAAACATTCTGTCGTATGCTTCTTGTGCTGACTTCTGAGCCTTATAGTCATTCCATGGCAAACGGTTTTCTTTGGCATGGTTCTTTTGAACTGAATACATCCCCTCGATTACACGACGACAAACTTCGTGCCATCTTTCTTTAGTTCCATCTTCCTTCATCCTAGAATAAGTACGAATAAAAGTAATTTCTCCAAGTGAATTTTCTGCTGCATCTTTAAATCCAAATGGGCTTTCAACTTTTATATACTTTTCTACAAAGTCTTCTGGAAGCCTAAAACTAAAAAAATCTGACATAATGTGTATCGTCCTTTCAAAAACGGAATAAGTGTTAAGTATAGCAGTGTTTTGCAAAAAGCAAAACTCTCCCCTAAAGTTGTAGTTAAGAGTTAATAAAAACTATTTTATAAAAGATTAATGAATCCAGTGCTGTGGAACCATAATCTTTTCGCCACTTTTTACTAGGTGTGCGGTGTGATGATATGGTGGTGATGGAGGGAAAACAATTATACTTCCAGCCTTGGGCTTTACATAAAAGTTATAGTTTCCTCTAGTTTTAGCATCATCAAAATCTGGTTCTGGGCTAGGCTGAGTTAGTACTCCTTCTGGAGAAGCAATTGTAAAAGAAATTTCTCCGCCTTCATAATCGTCATTTAAATACATAACAAAAGAAACTTTAAGTCTTTGGTCTCCTTCTTGTTGATCAAAGTGTGCACCCATAAATGTTCCTGGCTGATACTTTTTAATTGGATACTGTGGAAATAGTTTTGGTTCATCTGTAATTCCTTGGGCTTTTGCATAGTCTCTTGCTACATCGTCAAATGCTTTTTGTAAGGTATTATAGATATACTTATTTTTTTCATCAGCATCTGAAGTTAGAGCAATGGTTTTATCTGTTCCATAAACATACGCTTCTCCACTACACGCCATCCATTCACCCCAAGGATCTTTGTTGTCATTTTCAATTGCATCAACAAGTTTCTTTGGGTCTTCAATTACGTTTGTGTAATAGTAGACCTTTTCTTCAAGTATTTCTCTTTCCATAGTATTTCTCCTTAGTACTTATTATTTTCATAAAAACCAATTGTCTTCATAAATCCTACAGTCACATAACGAATAGGACCTTCTCCAACATGTCTTACTCCATGCTCATATTCTTCGTTACCTGGAAAAATAAGCAAGGTTCCTGGCTTTGGCCTCAAATCTGAATTCTCTTTGTTATAAAAAAACAAAGTTCCATCTTTGTAGTCATCATTAATATATAGTATAGCAGCATATTTAATTGATGGATCGGTATTCTGGTCCGTATGTGCTTTTAGTTCAACGCCCTCTTGCATTCTTTGAAGAGTTCCAAACCCAGCGAGTTCTAGGGATGGGTCTGCTTTTTCAAGTAACTCTCCAAGCCTTCTTTGAAGAACTGTGCTTATAGGTCTCTTGGTAATATCTAGATTTTTATCTTCCCATCCAAGAGTTTTTTCAAATTTACCTTCTGAAATTAAATTTTCAACATCGTCCCTTCCAAATTTTTCCATGCAAAACCTGGCAAGATTTTTAGTATACTCTATTGACCAGTCTGCGTTGTCAGTGGTATTAATTATGTTCCATAAAATTTCTAACTCTCCGTCTTTTAAAAAATCATAAATAAACAAAACCTGGTCATGGAAAACCTCAGTGTTATATCCAGCATCATCGAACTCTTTTTTTAAAAAAACATTCATTTTAAATCATCTGCTTTATATTTATTTCCATTAGCATCAAGTTTCCAACCCTGTTTTAAGAGTTCTTGCCACTCGGCTCTTTCAATTTCTTGATGCGCTCTAGTTTCTTTCATTTCTGCTGCCCATGCATCTCTTACTTCTTGTGGGTATGCATCTTCTTCTCGATCATCCCAAAAAGAACCTATGGTGTATCTAACTCCACTAGTGATAAGGGTTACTTCGTGCATGTTGTTAAATCCCCCGTCAAATGCAGCAAGCATTCCAACTTTGGGCTGTATGCTTATGTCTTGATCTGGGAACTGCAACATTCCTCCTTCAAAATTATCATTTAGATATAAGAATGCAGCATATCTACTCCTTGTAAAGGCACCAGAGTGTCCGTGCTCATCGGTATTGTCGGAATGTTTTCTTGCGTATGCTCCTGGCTCCCACTTTTGAGTATGATATCCAATTTGAGAAATTATCTTTGGATCAAGGTCATGAACACTTGCTACTGCTTCAATTATCCCCTGCTTCATGTCTGAAAAAATAGTAGTAGGAAGACCTTCTGCAATAACATGCTCATCATCATCTTGTGGTAATACAGAAGAATAGGATTCGTAGAATGATATTGGCATCCATGTGATTGTTCCAACCTCGACATGTTTATCTAAAACTTTTACAAGTTTTTCAGCAGTATCTGCATCAATGAAGTTTTCATAAACAACTATATCTTTAGTTATTCTGTTTTTGTTTTCTAGATTCATGATATTCTTTTCTCCCTTTCAGCACTATGTTTATTTGGATGAGCATTTCTAAACTCTTCCATAATCTTTTCTTGCATTTTGTTCCAGACTTCTTTTCCAAACTTTTCTTCTTGTTCAAACCATGCGGATTCTCCTGGTTCGTATTTCATCCAATACATTCTGGAGATATACTTCTTAAAACCTTGCGCTGGCATAACTCCGTGTAGGTATATCTTTCCCTCTTTAGTTAAAATTTGTGGATGCCCTGAAGGAAATACCAAAACATCTCCAGCCTGTGGTTTATACATGTAGGCTTCTCCATCAACAATAAAATCAATTTCACCGCCAGAATAATTATCATTAAAGTATGTCAGGGCCGTTATGACATATTTATGCCCTGGACTAGTGATTGGCTCACGGATATAGTCAGAATGATACGTCATTGCAACTGGATCTGTGATGTCTGTTCTGTATCTTGCTATTGATGGACCATTAATCACCCATTCTTTTATGTCTTGGCCCTCGTGTGTTTTTACAATTTTTTGATCATCTATCTCAATATCAAACCTATTTGCGTAGTCTTTTGTTGCTATATAGAAATTTTCATAAAGTTCCAATATTGCATTTTTATGTTCTTCTTGTTTTAAATTTGTTGTTTTTATTACTCTTATCATGCCTATTAATAGTTGGAAAGGGTCATTTTTAAACAACGGATTGAGATATTCTCCAAAATTAGACCATTTTGTCCATGGCGAAAACAAACCGTCTTCGCTTTCTTCTTCAAGTAATTTTGTAGTTTTTGCAATATCTTTAAATAAATTCTTATACACAATTATTTTAGGATACAACTCAACAGAATCCAAACTTTTTGAAGACATTGCTATCATGGCTTTCGATCTCCTGTATGCTCTGTAATTTCCCAAAAGAAAGGACAGGTAAATCTTAAACCACTTTTAATTTCTGTTACCCCGTGGATATAGTTCTTGTCACCTGGGAAAAAGTATGCAGCGCCTTTTTTAGGTTTAAACTGCACTTCTTGCAGTGGAAAGTATAGTTCTCCACCTTCGTAGTCATCGTTTAAATAAAACAAACTTGAAAGATCATAGTTTGGAAAATCATTTGGTAGGCCAGCATCTGGGCCTTCGTGCAACTCTTTGTCTGCATGCGGTTTTTGAAATTGTCCTGGAAGCCATTTTACAATTGTTGTTCCAGTAGGGATAACCTTTACTTTATAAAAATCTTCTACTATAGGCTTTAACCTTTCAAAAAGTCCTGCGATTACTGGAGCAATTGATGGATCATTTTTGTTAAGTGTTGGACTGGTTGCAACTCTGTCTTTCCAGTATTCTGAATCATAAACAACAGTTCCATTTTCGTTTACATGGCTTTCTGTTACATCCCAAATAGTTAAAGACTTTGCAGCCTTTTCTAAAAACTCAATCTCTTCTTGTGTCATAAAGTTTTCTAACTCTACGATCATATCTTTACTATCGCCAAACCAGCCAGACGGGGTTATCGATGGCTTTCTAACTACAACAGTGGCTTTTTCTTTGTCCATAATAAGATTATATCATAGGGTTTATCCTACAATGTCCTTTCTATTTCTAGTTGTTTTAAAAACCTGTCTGCATTAAATCTCCAGTTGTCTTTTGCAAATGAGGTAACAATTTTAATACACATCTCTTCGTAGTCTTCTTTGCTTAACTTATGTTTAACAGAGTGCAAGGCTTCAACCGTATCAATATAATTTTGCCTAACAAACGAAGGATCTCCAGCATGATTTCTTTTTAAAACTTTTGTAGTGACTATTCCTGATGGCTGATATAGGGAAACTGTAAGATAATCTTTTGCAAACCCAGCATCTTCATACATTGAGTAACCTTTAAATGCCTCGTCTATGTTGTCAAATGATATTATAGACCGTACTGGAGACTCCCCATCTCTAGCAACTGTTATCATGTAATGGCCAACCTTTCCTTCTTTGGCATTTTTTATATATTCGCTTACTATATCTTCATGTGTTGGATTTAGTTCACTCATAACTCACCAGAACTATCTTTTACAATGAGTTTTAAAGTTTTTGTTTCATGAGAGCCCAGAGATTCTTGTTTTTCATTTACAGCGTTTCTATACCAGTCTGTCCATTCTCCCGAAGAATTAAGAACTTGTGCAGCCTCTCCATAAGACCTGTTTGCTTGCTCTCTTTTTTTGTCATTATCTTGATACTTTATAATATTAATTTCAGTATTGTTTAAGCCTGTTAAGGATATTGGTATTATTGTTGCTACTGGAGTTCCAGCCTTAATTGTTACCCTTTTATTTGCAAACCTTGCTTTAATTGCTAACGGCAAGGGGTTGTCATAAAAAGAAGTACTTATTAAGGATGACATCGTTTCAAACTCATCATTAAAATAATTTACTGGATTTATAGTGAGGATGCTGAGTTCTTCTATAGTTCTAAATATTAACCCTGTGTCTAGGCTTACTGATGACTGACCTCTTCCAGAATATGATCTTTCTGGATTAAATATTGTTACATGATCTTGAGTTTGATCGTTTATCCCGTCCCAAATAAACTCAATATCCTCTTTACAAGAAAGACTGTAGCCAACGACATTTGCTTGCGTTACTGGGAAACATCTATAAGCATGGTTTTCTGATGTAGCATCCATCCAATCTCTTTTTATTGACATTGGATTTATTTCAAAAATACACCCTGGCATTTTTTCAACTATTATGTTATACACTATTCATTATCCCATTTAGGATCATACATGTCTGGCGTATGATACTTTTTACTATAGTCAAGCATGGTAACAATAGAGTATTTAGTTCCAGAATGAACTGGCATAGCCTGATGAGGATACATAAAGTTAGATGGGAAGATGTAAAGATCTCCAGCCTTTGGCTTAATGTTTAAACCCTGTAGTCTAAAAAATAACTCTCCACCCTCATAGTCATCATTTACATAAGCGACCAACGAAACAGTACAGTTGTAGGAGTATCCATGATCATGATGCTCTTTAAAGTGTTGGCCTGGACCATATTTAATAAAATTAAAGGCTTCCCAATATTTAAGTGGCATAATGTTGTAGTCTCGTCTGTAGTCCTCTACTGCTGCAGATTGTGCATCATAGATGTCCTGCCAAAGAGACTGCAACTTTAAAGACTCTTCACTTTTATCTTGTTCAATGTCTGTTTTTTTAAATTTAAAATCTACACAGTCTCTGTAGTCTGGCATAAGTTGTTGATAACCAACATATGCTGGCATCCAGTGATATCTTTTACCTTCTGTAGACAACTCTCCGTACCCAGCAACAGAACCTAAAGTATTTTCAAGCCTATTGACTACATCAAACTCTTTTTTAATAACCCCTCTATAACAGGTTATTCCATTTCCAAGACTTTCTTTATCTGTCCATGTTTGCATTTGTATCTCCTATTTATACTCTCTGCGTGACCAAACTTTTTTAATATATACGCCCCCGTCAGGTTGACGATAGAACTTTGCGTTATCTACCATTTTACCATATATAGAAGATTGATCTGAAATCTCTATATCATGATCCCAATTTTCTCTTTTAAATGGAAGGACTTGCAAATATGGGGTTCCTGCTGGAATAGTGCCTTCCCAACCATCTGCAATAAAAAATGGAAAACTTCCAAGAAGATGAACTTTGTCAGAGTCAACAATTCCAGTTGTATTTAAAAATGGAAGATCAAACCTGTTCATTGGAGTCATAAATAATGCACTATATCCTTCTGGAAGTTCTAGGCCCCACGGAGAACTCCAGGCAAAATGGTGTTGGTAGTATCCTTTTGGATGTTCGAATTGTGGCATTGGAGGTCTTTGAGTACAAAAGTCTTTATACTTAGGGTCATTAATTGTTACATTAATTATTCCCTGAGAATTTTTAGCAAATGTTAGATCACAAGGAGTTTTAAATACATATCCTGTCGCAAACGCATCCATAATTGCAGGACACGCTTTCCATGTTGGGATCTTTCCATAGTCATCTGTTGTTCCTTCTTTGGGAAATGGACAAACCTCTTTTGTTGCTTTATAGTATTCTCCGTTTGGCATTTTTGCAAATCTATCTGCATCCTTATACCAGTCTGGTATTTCTTTTTGTGTAGGAACAGGAACAGAGATATCCTCTTTGTTTATCCAAGGCCTGAATGCTGTAAACTTTGCAACTAAAGACACTACTTGTGTCCCAGTTCATTAATGTCTGTCATTACGACAACACAATATTTAGTTCCTTCTTTCATTGGCAAAGATGCATGCTCATAAATATAGTTAGATGGACAAAGAACAATGTCTCCTATTTTTGGAGTATGAGTGTAGTTATCCATTCTCGGAAACCTAATCTCTCCCCCCTCGTAATCTTCATTTATATAGACAACGGCAGACACTGTACAGTTATACATTGGTCCATGGTCTGCATGAATATTGAAGTGTGTTCCTTCTCCTTCATATTTTACAAAGTTAAAGGCTTCATAGTATATGACATTTATTCCCCAATACCGTGCATAATCATCAACGCAAAACTTTAACTTTTGATATATTTCTTCATGTAAGTCTAAAAGTTCAGCATTGTGTTCGTCTCTTGGACCTAAGTTTTCTTGCTTAAATCTAAAGTCTACAGCATCTCTAGCCTTTTTAATTGGAACATCAGAGTTGGTTACTTTTGCCTCTGACCATTTGTATTTACCATTACCGCCTAAATTAGATTCAAGAATTTTAATATATCTTTCAGAATCTTCTTTTGAAAATACATTTCTGTATAAATTAATTCCTAGGGCTGGATTTTCAACTAAGATGTTGTTGCCGATATTCCTTGATGAATACCTATTTAGTGATGTTTCTGATCTATCTTTAGTAAACCATGGAGTTTCATTTTCATCATAAATTGTCATACTTTTTCCTTTACTCTATGTATATATTATATCACAAATAGGAAATAATAATTTATGCTAAAGAACTCTCTCTCGTTTCAGTATTATACTTAATGCTTTTGCCAAAAGGAAGCCCTTCATGCTTAATAAATTTAACTTCTCCTTCAAAAGCAGCAGCAACAAGTTCTGCAAAATCTGTATCATTTGTTGTAACTATCATAGCAATCAAAACATTATCACACAAAAATCCGTAAACTTTATGAGATTCCCAAAACTCTACTGTATCTGGTAGCGCTTTATAGTGTATGCCATCTAACTCATGACCTCCAGAAAAAGAAGATCCGTCCCAGAAAGCACCTATCAACGCTGTGTTTTTGTATGCAGTTATTTCCATAGGAACTATAGGCAATTCGCTATCCCATGCTTCTTTTAGGGATGACAACCTAACCATTGAATAATAATTAAAATCAAAAAATATATCCCAGGTTTGATCATCATTTTTTACTATTGCACTATACATTTTTATCTCCTTTTATTTTAATAAAGTATACCATGTTAGACACAGAGTCCATTACAGACGCAGTCGCATCCTCCAAAGCGTGGTGGGAAAAATGGTGGGAAGAATGGGAAGAATGGGAAGAACGGTGGGAAGAATGGGAAGAATGGGAAGAACGGGAAGAATGGTGGGAAGAATGGGAAGAATGGGAAGAACGGTGGGAAGAATGGGAAGAATGGGAAGAATGGGAAGAACGGTGGGAAGAATGGGAAGAATGGAGGGAAAAATGGAGGGAAGAATGGGAAGAATGGTGGGAAGAATGGAGGGAAAAATGGCGGGGTAGTGGTAACAGAATTAGATGCAGGAGAAACCAAAGAGTTTCCATTTGCATTTGTTGCATAAACAGTATATGTTTGTGAAGTGCTTCCTTCTTGAACTACAGTGGTAGAGGTTGCATTAAGAGTTGCACCCTTCCCATCTGAAGACGCCCAAGTATACGAAGTAATCGCAGATCCACCATTATTAGGGGCTGTCCAAGATACTGTATCTAAGTCTACTCCAGTCGTAGCAGTAGGAGCAGAGGGAGTTGCTGGAACTGTTGTTACCGTTACTGCAGCAGATGGATCAGAAGCAGCAGAGGTTCCTGCTGCGTTAGTTGCTGTTACTGTAAATGTTGGTGCTGCTGAAGAAGCAATTCCAGTTACGGTTAGTGGAGAAGATGCTCCAGTTGCTGTCTGTCCTGTGCTTGCTGTTACTGTAAAAGATGTGGCTGCTGGAGAAAGTGCAGGCAAAGAAAATGCAACAGTAACTGCACCATTATTAAACGCACGACCTGTTCCTACGTTTGTAGCACTAGTAATTGTTGGCTTTAATGGCTCCAAAAAGTCATTTGACGCTTGGGACTTTCTCCCTGATTTCTTACCTGCTGCCATTTGTATCTCCTAATTTCTTATTGAATTTTGTATTACGCTGTCAAGTCGCCGTAGACAACCCATGTGTTTTCTGCTCTCTTGAAAAGAGTTGCAGATGACCACTGAGTTCTCAACTTAAGACCTGGTGTTGCATTTACGGTAACTCCTGCTGCTCCAGCAATCGTTACTTGACCTGCACCAGTTTGAAGGATATCTAGTGATGTTCCAACTGGGTAAGCAATTGATGAATTTAGTGGGATTGTTAATGTAAGTGCTGATGCTGAACCCATTTCAATTAAATCATCTCTGTGATCTAGCGTTGATAGAGTATAAGATGCTGTCTTTTGTGTAATTGGTGTGTATGAATCTACCTTTGTTGCAAGTGATGTTGTAACTGTTGAAGCAAAGTTAGCATCATCGCCAAGTGCTGCAGCAAGTTCGTTAAGGGTGTTAAGTGCGTTTGGTGCACCATCAATAACTGCTGTTACTTCTGCAATTGCTTCAGACTTTGCTGTTGCGATTGCTGTTACAGTTGCTGTTGAAACTGGCTTGTCAGCATCTGATGTATTGTCAACATTTCCAAGACCTAGAGTGGTTTTTGTAACTGCTGCTACATCTGCAGTTGTTGCAAGAAGTGATGTGTCTGCAATGCCGTGTACATTTGTTGTGTCGTCATTGTGTGTTGATACTGCATCATCTGCGTATGTCTTAGTTGCTACAGTTGAATCAATATCAAATCTAATGTCAACAGAGTTCCAGTCAATTCCAGTTCCAGCCAGTGATGACTGATCTACTGCTGCGCCTTCGACTGCGTCTGTAACAAATGATGTTGTTGCTAGATCTGCTGTATTTAAAATTCCATGAACATTTTCAGTTAATAGTCCGTGTGCAAGAAGTGCTGCTGCTGCATCGGATGATGCTGTTTCAACATCTCCTGTAGTTGCAAGAAGAGATGTATCAGCAATACCATGAACTAGAGTTGTATCTGAATTATGTGCAGAAAGTGCTGCTGCTGCATCGGATGATGCTGTTTCAACATCTCCTGTAGTTGCAAGAAGAGATGTATCAGCAATACCATGAACTAGAGTTGTATCTGAATTATGTGCAGAAAGTGCTGCTGCTGCATCACTTGCTGTTGTACCAACCGATGTGTTGAGATCTGCTGTTGTTACAAGAAGTGAAGTATCGGCAATACCATGAACAAGGGTTGTGTCTGCAGTGTGTGTCCCAAGTGAATCAGAAATTGCTTCATTAACTGAAGACAAGGTTGCAAGTTGTGCTGTATCTGCAATTCCGTGAATTACTGTTGTATCTGTTGCGTGATTGCTCAGATTTGTTGCTATTGTTGTTAAAAATGCTGGGTCATCTCCAATGGATGCTGCTAGTTCATTAAGAGTATTTAGAAGATCTGGGGCACCATCAATAATGGCTGCTAATTCTGCTGCGTTAGCAAAATATGTTAGAGCAGTCCATGCTGAGGACCCGTTACCCATTTTAAATTTACTTGTGTCGGTTTCAAAACCGATTTCACCTGCTGCTAATACTGGATTGGCAGCCGTCCATTGGGCTGCAGTACCTCTGCGCTGTTGCATTCTTGTTGCCATTTATATCTCCTTATGGGGTCTGCCCATGAACTAGTCTTATTATAACATCAATTTTTTAATTAAAGTTATCTACTACACTACCGCCATCGAATACAACTGTCCACTCTGTTGTAGAGGGGCCACCTGCATCCAAACCTATGCCCAATGGGCTATTAAACGATCCGCCTTCATAAAACTGAGATACTATGAAACCAGTTCCATCAATTGCAGTATCGTGAATATGTTGTGGAAGATTGTTTGTATCATCAATAGTTGCTTGGGTATACCAAACTCCATTGTAATAAAAGTTCACTCTATTTGTTAGAGTGTCTAACCACATTGTTCCATTAGTTGGTGAAGAAGGAGCAGTGCTGCCAACAGCCATTGAGCGATTGTCAACATATGCCTTAGTTGCTACATGTGTAGCCTCTGTTGGCTCTGCGACTGTTAAAGTCCCTCCAAAACTACCAGATCCTGCGACCTGGAGTCCATTCTTGACTTTAAAGTCCTTATTGACTGTTGCCATTTACTACTCCTTCTTCCAACTATTTATTTTTTTATTACTTTAAAAGTGTTCCGACAACGCCTACTACTGAGGTGTTGTTGGCTGTTGTAACACGAAGACGAACATCGTTACCAGAAACATCTGCTGAAACTGATCCAAGAGAACCATTTGTTCCAACCATTGCGTATTCTGTGATAGCGACATTGTCTGAAGTGTCAAGTGTTAGGATAACCTTTGAAACATCTGTGTGAGATCCATTAGCAATCTTAACCAAGAATTCAGCAGAGCGATATGAAGCCTTGGCCCATGACACTGCTGTGTTTGTGCTTGCAGTTTCAACAGATGCTTCTGCTGCTACCTGCTTTGCAATGCTTGCAATCTCTACTGCAGGGAAGTCAGGTGTGACTGCCTCAAGAGCGGTTACTGCACGAGCATTTGTAAAATAAAGGTTTGTTCCTTCTGCAAGGTCTGTAGTTGAAGAATCTGCAACACCGTTTTCTGCGGTAATTGTTAGATTATCTGATCCATCCTTGGTAATTGTAATGTTTGTCTTTATTGCATTTGCAAGAAGCGTTGCTGCCTCTGCCTTTGCACGAGCAGCAGTGTAGTAAAAGTTTGAACCTTCTGCTACATCGTCTGTATCAAGTGCTGCAATAGTTCCGTTAATTGTTGAAGCAAGACCATCTGCATATGTCTTAGCATCTGCTTCTGCTGTGTCAGCGTATGACTGATAAGCAGTTGTGATTAGACCTTCACGAGTGTCTGTGTATGCATTTGCGTCTGATTCTGCTGTATCTACATACTGCTTAGTTGCTGCTCCAAGGTTTGCTGATGGATCTGCTGAAAGGACAAGAAGTCCAGTCATTGTATCGCCAGCCTTTGAAACCTTTGTTCCTACTGATGTAGCAAGATCTGTTGCATAGTTTGGATTGTCTCCAATTGCTGCTGCCAGTTCATTGAGTGTATCAAGAAGTTCTGGTGCTGAATCTACAAGTGCTGCAATTTCAGCATCTGTGTAAGCGTTTGCAGTTGTTACTGCATCTGCTTCTGCTGTGTCAGCGTATGACTGATAAGCAGTTGTGATTAGACCTTCACGAGTGTCTGTGTATGCCTTAGCATCTGCTTCTGCTGTGTCAGCGTATGACTGATAAGCAGTTGTGATTAGACCTTCACGAGTGTCTGTGTATGCTGCTGCAGCATCAATTGCTTCGCCCTTTGCTGTAGCAACTTCTGCATCTGTTGCAAAAGAGCCATTAAGAGTTGTTGAAATTTGAACATTTTGTGAACCATTGAAGTTAACTTGACCAGTTACATCTCCAGTAAGTTCAATTGTACGAGAAGTTTCAAGAGTTGTTGCTGTTGAAGCGTTACCAGTTACAGCACCAGTTAGGTTTGCTGTAATTGTTCCTGCTGCAAAGTTGCCTGAAGCATCACGCTTTACAACCTTGTTTGCTTCGTTTGCTGAGGTGGCTGTACCACCAATTAAATTGACGATGTATGTTTGATCGTCTGTTTTCTTAGTAAGAACGTCAAAATTGTTTACTGTTGCTGTTGTGCCTTCGACAATGAGACCATTCTTTACTTTAAAGTCTTTTACTACTGTTGCCATTTTATTATCTCCTTAGTTATGCCTTAAGTCCTATACGGGCGAACCGTGCAGTGACTGGCTTGATCGCAGGATCTGGAGTGACTGTAATAGCCACGGTATTTCCAGTGCGAGAGACGCTTATGGTGCCAATATTCCCATCATTGTCTATTGTTCCGTATTCGCTGACTGATACATTTGCACCGTCAACGAGAATTGTTAGTTCGGTTGCATAGAACTTGTTGTCCCCTGCTGTGGTCTTGGATATTGAAATAATATACTTAACCATACGCCAAACTGTAGCATCAAAGTTATCAATTACAGTTACGTTCTCAATACCAGTGATTGTATTTTCATTGTTACCATAAGAACCCAAATCTGTTGCTTGGGCAGTTGCGGTATCAATTAAATCTTCATAATTTTCTTGAGTAGGCCTATCTCCTGTTTCAAAGAGAGACTTTACGTTTGAAATTGATATTTTCGCCATGTGGTAATTATAACACCCCTTTTAATAATACTATTAAAGAATATAGTTGCTATAGCCAATTACCTGTAGCGGAATTGGCGGGGGATTAGTTTTAGAATATCCAAACACACTTACGTTAATAAACTGAACTCTAAATGGCAAAACCTCTTCAACTCTAGCCTTTGGCTGGAAGTGATCTATCCTTATTCTTTTGACATCAAGGTCTTTGATTTGTGTGTGAGCAAGCCTATGTGTTGTTCTGTAAAACTCTTGTGATAGTGGGGTTAGGTTTGTTGTCATTAATTTGTTACATCTTCAATGATAACCATTGACCCTTTGGCTACCGTCCAAACTCTGCCCTCTGATAAAAGTTCTGTAAGTTGGATGTCAAAGATGTCTCCCGTCTCAAGAAGTTCTGATTGAGAAGATGTAATGTTTACCGTGAAACTCCCCTCTGTATCTTGAAACTCAATTGGCTGAGGAGATAAAGAAACAATAAGTGCTCCATTACGACGAATGTCCATATCAACTTCCCAGTCATCAAGAAGCAGTGGCTCTCTTGCATCGTTAGTTACATAAACACGAAATGCTGCAGAATCTCCACGAACAACAGTCCAACGAATTTCTGGAGGTGCTGCACCTAATGCATAAGAGTCTGTGGGTTGGTTTCTAAAGGTAGCCATAATGTTATTATATCACGACAACCCGTCTTTAAGGGCTCCCCATGTACCGTTACCCTTTGTTTGAACAATTAGCATTCCACCTTCAGCAAGCGTTGCCTGAATAGCAACAACTGCTATATATCTTGCTGGACCAGTTGATGGACGACCCGCAACAAGGGTTCCAGTATTGTCTACATAAATTTTTGTTCCAGCAGAACCCAAACCTGTTGTATTCATTTGAATAACTCCAGAGACAATAACCAAACCATTAGAATTATTTGGAATATCATTTTTTACTAAACCTAAAATTGGAACATCTGGATTATGAGATACACTTGATGGATCATATTTTTGAATTAATGATTTTCCAGAAAGACTACCACTAATAAATACTGGAATGCCCTGAGAAATTGCTGTGCCTGTAGTATTTCTAACATCAAGATATGCTGCGCCGTATCCCAGGGGAGGAAGAATATTATTTAAAGCATCAACTAATACTTTAAAATCTCCGTGTACATTCACGGGATCTGAAGCAATAGGATATTGCA